TATTCGACAGTGTGCAACTCGATAAGGAGCAGTTCGTCTCCACCGAAGACTTGCCGTTGACAGCCGGGGCAATGGTCACCAAACTATTCACGGATTCGGATATCCCGATCATCGGCCTCGGAGTGATCAGCGACGGCCCGGTAGTGAAGGCGCTCTCGGTGACCAACGTCAAGCAAGCGCTCGACACGTTGAGCACCATTGCGGACTACATCTGGTATGTCGATCCCCGCGATATGTGTCTGTACTTCCACGCCGCGGGATTGCGGGCCGCGGACTGGACGCTGGGCGATCAGACGATGCTGTTCGAGAGCATCAGCTGGAAACAGAGCCGGCAGGACTTCGCCGACACGCAGGTGATGCAGTTGCCGGGTGTAGCGACGTCCAGCCAGAGCACCACGTTTGCGGGCGACGGCAGCAAGACGATATTCACCCTGGCGCAGATCCCGCAATTCGTGAGTGCCATGGTGGTGGAACCCACCGGAACGGGCATCGTCGGGGCGCCGCAGCCGTTCAACACTTCATGGGTCCCGGGTACGAACAAGATCACCTGCACCCCGGCGCTCGCAACAGATCAATCTTTGGTGGTGACGTGGCTCGATGCGGGACAGGTGACCATCTCCGCTCCGGCGTACGGCAACACCGTTGGTCACCGCACGAGACGATTCACCCTCACGCAGAGCTTCACCCGCGAAGGCGTCATCCAGCAGGGCACGGCGGCACTGGCCCGTTATGCGCTGCTGCCCTCGGAGTGCAGCTTCCAAACGGACAAGCCGGGGCTCACCATCGGGCGCGCGCTCACCGTGGCCATCTCGTATCCGGTCGAAGCGAATGGGTTGCTGAATGGGACATGGCAGATCGTGGAGGTCGGGGCATCGGTGATCCCGGGGCTCGAGCAGCGGGCGGAGCCGTACGGGCATTTCCGGTATACGATCTACCTGGTCAATTTCCAAGCCACCGCGCAATATCAGGGCGACGGCTCGACGGCCGGCTTCATGCTGCCCGAAGTGCCCTCTGCGGTCGGTACTCCGGTGGTGCAGAACTCGCCCTTCCCCATCGGCGGATACGCGGCGGTCTGGAATCCCGGCACACCATTGATCGATGTGACGCCGGCCCCGCCGCTCGGCAGCACATTGACCGTGCCATATCAGGGAGCCACCACGCCGGACACGCAGCCATTCACCAACACCTTCGAAGGGCTCGCCAACGTCTCCGATCCGCCGGCAGGCACCGGCACGCCGGATGTCGATCCGCCTGAGCTGTTCACCCGCACCTTGACGTTACGCGATTTGACGGTGGGCAACGATATCGCCCCGCATACCTGCGCCTGGCACGCGGGCATCGGCACGCGGGTGTTGGCGGTGACGCGCAAGGATATGACGGCTGACTTGGTGGTGCGGCTGAACAAGACCGACCTCGCCGGCACCATTGCCGAAATGATCACGGTGACGATCCCCGCCCATACACCGAGCAATGTGGTGCTCGAGATTCCGCTATTGCAGGGCTCCCCGGCCACAGCCGTTCCGGTCCTGGACAAAGACGTGTTCACCGCCGATATCCTCGCATCGGACGGGCAGACGGACATCAACGGGGTAGCGCAGATCACGGTCGAGTGGGAGTACGACTTTTAAATGGCAGTCCAGCTTGCCGGCAGCCCGCAGTCCTACATTGCCAACGGCTCCGGCTGCCAGCAGGATTCCGCCTTTGAGCATGACGGCAACCAATACGCCATTTTGGTGAGCGGCGGCTACCCCTCGGGAGCGGAGGGCGACGGCAAGTTTCACGCCCTCAAATCCACGGACGGCGGGGCGACATGGACGGAGATGGATGCGGCCAATGCGCCGGCGCCGGACGGGGAAGGGGCCTTGGCGATCCCCGGATGGCGGCCGGCGCAGAGCATCTGCCGGGATGGCTCGACGGTTTATCTCGTAGCGGCCAAGTATGCTCTCGCCGCCACCAACGGAGTCCAGACCTGGACCTTCAACCTCTCCACGGATACCTGGGCTGCCGGGATCACCTCGAGCGTCATCAAGCCGCAGTACGGCCTGGGGCTCACCGAATACACCCCCGCGCTCAAGCTGCTGCGAGTGGCGGCCGGCAGCTTGGTCTGCGTCTTCGGGGCGTCGGAGAGCGGAGCCTGGACCGGCACCGATCAGAGGATATACACCGCCACCTTCGACGGCTCGACTTTCGGGACGCCAACGATACTGCCGGGCGAGTCGGGCGCAGGATATGACTTCCTGTTCGGGGATGCCTTTGTCGATAGCGGCGGATACCTGACGGTCTTCTACCATACCGGCGCCGCCATTCCCCAATCCAACCTGTACGCCATGACGCGCAACCCGTCAGGATCATGGGGCACGGAGAAGACGCTGGACAGCACCACCAACTTCAACCTGATCCCGCATAACGCCTCGAACCAAGCCTATGGCGGAGTGGGGCAGTTCGGCAGTAACATCGGCCTCGTCATCGCGTACTCCGGGGCTACCGACAGCTGCAACTTTTATTGGGGCAACGCGGGGACGAATAACCCGACGTGGCATAAAGCCGTGGTCGCCGACCATCTGACCGACATATTGACTTTCTTTGCCAAGCCGGGGAAGGCGTATGCGCTGGCCATCGGATCGGACGGCAACCTGTACGCCTTCTGGACGCTCAACGATAACGGGCAGGACCCGCCATTCCACGGCCGCTGGCAGTATGCGGTGGCGGCGCAGTCGGACCCGGGCACCTGGGGCGCGGCTACGGATCTGTTCGCCACCACCGGGGACGATGATTGGGGAGCCTACGGGACAATCGTGTGGCTGATGACCGGCGCAGTGGGAGTGCTGGGCATATCGGCGAACGGGAATATCGACTCAGCGGATTACGACGGGGTGCTGACAGACTTTGATTTCGTCAACTTGGCCCCAGTGGTCGTGGTCTTCAACGAGTTCGATTAACGCATAGCCTCTCACCCGTGTCCCGTTCCATCGGGCAGCCGTTGTCACCGGATCGGAGCCCCCGTTCCTGAAACGCACGTCATCTGACGGAGCGCACGGCGGGCGATAGGCTACGAGGTCTGCTTCGACCGCGCCAGCTGGTGCAGGGCCTGGGTTCGGGAGCACTTCGCCTCCCGCAGGTCGCGCAACAGCACCAGCAGGCGGCGCAGGAATCTCAAGGTTTACTCTCGACCTTATCAAAGTTGGCTCCGAGGATGTGACAGAACCGGAACACGAACAAGTAGAAGCGCTCGCCCGGCAGGGGCTCGGGCAGGGACCGCACCGCAGCACTGAACACCCAGGCGGCGCCGCCACCCAAAACCCACGTCACGATCAGCGGCTTCATTTCGGCCCCGTCAATCGGATTCGGACAGTTCCTACCACCGCGCTCAGGGAACCGCTTAAGGTAATCTCCGCGGTCCATCCGTCCAGCCCGGCAATCACCTTATGCAATGCCTCCGTGTTGAGCACCGTGGAGTCTGCGGTAGCCTGCAGATTGAGGCTGGCACCCCTAATTAGCGTTTGCAGCCCCGCCAGCGCATCGCTAACTACCTTTCCCATCTCGGCTGCGGCCTGGGTGGTGCGCGCGCTCAGGGCGGCGTCTGCGTTCTTCAGCAGGGCATCCAGTACGGCGGGGTCTTCGATGTTCATGAGATGAGCAATCCTCGCGCAATGAGGCGCAGCTGGGCAGCCGGGCCGTAGTCCGCAATCGAGGTCCGGTCCCAGTCGTAGCGTTCCTCGTTGGGGTGGAAGGGCGGCCGGTCGGCGTCCTGTTCGATTTGATGGCGCGGCGTCACATCCGCTCCGTTGCAGTCCTCGCAGTAGCAGCGGCCCCGGTACTGAAAGCGGAGAGCCGTGCAATCCATCATGGGGGTTACTTCTCCAGAGTCGCCATGACCGAACGAAGCAGGCAAAAGCTGCAGTGTTCGGCGATGGGGCCGGGGGGGCAGGCATAAGAGCAGGTGGAGGTGCAGGAAGGGCAGCCGATCTGCCGGTCATGCACGACCTGCAGCCGGAGGAGCATGTCTCGCCGCTGGGCTTCGGTGATCACCATCAGAAGGTTTTCCTTGCGAGCAACACGTAGACCGGGCTCACGCTCATACTGTTGATTGCGGTCATGCGGAACTCGCCCATGACCGGCAGGCTGATCTTGCCCTTGCTCAATGCTGAGCCCGCGTCGTAGCTGATCCCGAATCCGCCGCTGAAGTTGCCCAGGCCAACTGCGCTCGCCTGCGAAGTATCGACGGAGACGCCGGCAGAAGCGAAGCCGACAAACTCCCACCGGCCCAGCGCTGCGACGTGGTATTCCGCGCCGGAGCGGATCGTAGACATAGCACCACCGGACTTGGGCTGCGTATCGACATCGGTCGTCCAGAACGCGCTGGAAGACCCGATACGCAGGCCAAACCCGGTGGTACTGGCAAATGCGCCTGCAGCCGAACCGCTCGCGCCCGTTTCACCGAAATATTGGTAGTGGGGGGAGGGATCGAGAGATTGAGCGGAAATAGGCAGCAGCGGCAGTATCAGGAGAAGGAATAGCCGCAGGCGCATTTGTGAGATATCGTACCACTAAAACGCTATAACACTACAGTACCGGGAGGACTAGAACTTTAGTTAATAGCTGCGTAGCCTATCACCGGTCGTGTGTTCCATCAGGCGACGTGCGTTTCAGGAACGAGGTAGCAGGCGGTCGAGTTTCTCGGTGATCGACTGCATCGCCGCTTCATGCTGCTGAAGCCACTCGCGGTGCTGTGCCGTCGCCCGTTCATTGGCGGCCAGCCATTCCTGGTGTTCCCTGATCCGCTCCTCCTGCTGCAGCGCCATAGCGGGGGTTACGGTCAACGCCTCGCGCAACTGCTGAACCGATTCTTCCAGAGTCATTCGTTTACCTCGCCATCTTCGCGCATTCCGTCCAGATGCATCTGAATAGCCTCCTCCATCAGCTCGCCGGTTTCCTCGAGGGTTGCACCAGCGGCTACACAGCCCGGCAGATCTGGGGCATGGGCGCTATAGCCGGTGGCCGTCTTCTCGAATCGAATCGCGTATTTCATTTCAACCCCCGTTGTTGCATCGGCGCTCGTGAATTTACCGATGTATTTATGTGCCGCCAATATCAGCGCCGAGGGTTGCTCCAGATATCCCACGAGAACGTTGCATCTTTGGCATAGCAGTCCGCGAACCATGCCCGAACGATGATCGTGATCTACGTTCAGCCTTTTGGGGCTCCTGTTTCCGCAGATAGCGCACTGTGGAGATGAAAATAAAGCATCATGTTGTTCTGCCGTGAGGCCGTAATTCCTCATGCGATGGTATTTGCGGCGGCAGTCATGGCACAGATTGTGATATGTGATGGTGTGAAGATGGGCCTGCTGCCATGCCAAGAATTGATCCAGCTTTAACCAGCGCTTGCACATGCTGCAAGCTTTGTGGGTGCGGCCCCTGAGTCGATAGGGCGAAGTGCTGTGCCGCAGGCGCGCTCGTGCTGCTGGGTCAAGGTTGTCGGAAAACAGGTTTCGCTGCCACTCTGCCATAGCCGTGCTCCGTTAGTCCTCTATCTCTTTGGAACTTGGCGTCAGCTGTCGGACGCGCAGGTATCGAGCCGTAGTGTCTACGCTTTGATGGCCCAACGTCTGCTGCACCGCAAACATCGACACGCCATCTGCAAGGGCATGTGTTGCGTGAGCATGGCGCAACCAAAACGGCGATACGCGCAGATCGATACCGGCCCGCTTAGCAGCGGCGCGCACGATGCGGGCAACCTGCGAAGGATGAAGATGTCCGCCGCCCTTCTGCGATTGAAACACCGGCTCATCATCAGCGGCATTGCTGCGGAGAACCTCCAGACTCCGCCAGATCTCCGGCCGTAATTCAATCAAGCGTGAGTTCTTGCCGGATACGTGGATGAATCCCCCGCCACTAGAAGATGGCTTCGAGTCTTTCCAGCGAAGCGCGCACAACTCTGACACTGTGATAGCCGCCGAATAGAGCAGACGCAAAAGGACGCGATCACGGAACTTGCCTGTCTCATCGATCATGGCCCACACATCAATTTTCGGCAAAATGCGGTCTTCCAGTGTGTCTTTTGGAATCGGCAACTTGACCACCGCCCCCACATTGATCGGAATGTGGCCGGTCTTCTGAGCGAACGTGAGCAGCGATTTAACGGCGGCAAGACAACGGGCGCGGCTTCCAACCGCCAAGCCTGACAGCGAATCAGAAAAGCCTGTCAGGTCTTGCACCGTCACCTCTGCTAACGGATGCGTCACCTGTTTCAGGAAGCGGTCGATATCATGGCGATACGCCCGCTGAGTGTGCGCCGGATGCCTCTGCAACCACAAGGCGATCACCTCCGCATCGCTCTCCCATCTAACGCTCCCGCTCATGCCGTACTCCGATCTCCCCTCACTCCTGTGACGCCGCACTCCCGCTCTCTGTGCCGTGCGGGTGAGAGGCTGCGCGATGTTCTCTCACGGCTCGCTCGATATCGGCTTGATCCACGACTTTTGGTGCAGCCTGGCTCTTTGGGCGAGCCTGCTGTGGTGTTATGCGCTTTACCTTGTCCACCAGTTGGGGATCGAGCACCTCCCGGGCGGGTGGCAAGGCGCGCACCTCCGGCCCTGCAATCTGCGGCTGACTCTGTTGCCGTTCGCTGGGTATGCCCTCCTGGTACACCGAAGAGTAGGCATTGATCCCGTCCTTCGGCTTGTATTTGGAGCAGAAGGCGGCGCGCATCTCCCGCTCCCCGGGCCATTCGGCATACAGGGTTCGCATCCGCTTCACCAGCCAGCGGACTTTCTCCTCGTCGTCGGTCAGATCGCGCATCAACTCCACCAGGGCCAGCCGCGCGGCCGGCTCGGAGGGGAAGTAGCGCATCCCCGCCATCGAGCACACCAGATCGTTCACGGTTTCGAATCTCATAGAATCCGTCCTCTCGTCGCCAGATTTTTCAACGCCAATGCCTTCACCCGATCCGCTCCGGTCATCTGCCCGGCGGGCGGGGGTCTGACCGGGCGCTCCCATTCGGTCTGCAGGAACTTCAATGGCTTGGGAACGAAGCGGGGATTCTCCGCATACTCCGCGGCGTGGGTAGCCTGGCCGGCGCAACGTTGCAGCTTCTGGTCGAAGGTCAGGGTCTTCCAGAACTGCCACGCCTCGGCGAAGTCGGCGTCGATCAGTGCGGCGCCCGTGCCGAGGTAGTCGGCCACGAACCGCATGTACTGCTCGTCGCGCCTCCACTCCGGTTTCCCCCCAGACCCCCCTTCTGAAGAAGAAGATTCAGATACAGATACAGACTCATACGCGCGTATACCGCAATTGCGATGCAATTGGGTCGCAATTGCGTTTTGACCTATCTCCTCTGTTTTGTGTGCACTGCGGTTCTTTGGGCGTTTCATGTGTTTGCTCTTTGTGATTGCGGCCGCGCGCTCGACCTCTTGTCTGGGGCAAACCAAAACGCAATTGCGTTTTTCAAAACAGCGCCCGACCATGGGCCAAACTGTGTTCACGTACTCTCTGGTGACGTGCATGGTTTTGGCAAGTTCATCGAGGTCGGCCGGCAGCCCTCCGTTGGCCCAGGCCCGGTTGAGACAGCGGTGGTAAAAGCCAAGCTCCTGATCGTTCAGGGAAGAGTATTTGATGTCCATCTCCGCGTCTGCGGGGTACCACTTGAAATAAGGGAGTGTTTTCGACACGCATAGTTCTTTCCGGGGGAGGGAATTAAAGGATTGCGAAATGAAAACAATTAAATTGTGCCGTTTAGGCATCTGATTCTGTCCTTGCTCAGAATCGGGCCGGCTGACGGCAAGGATGGCAATCAGCCGGGCACCGAAATGTCGCTCGTATCCGGGGATCAGCCGGTACTACATACGGGCGAACACAGCATATCATCGCAGTTCGATCACTTCAAGGCCTTCTCGATGGCTTCGCAGAACGTGTGGTAATTGGCCTTCGCGCCGGCCGCAATCATGCCCTGCCCGGGATGGATGATGCTGAACGATCCAGCCGGCCAGCCGTTGTATTCCACGTAGCAATCGCCGGGGTGAACCATCATCTGCGCTCCATCTCCCGCGGGCAGCGGCTCCAGGTGGCCGTTCACCCAGATCGTCCACCGCTCATCCAACTTGCGCTCCCACAAGCCCGGCAGTTTGCCGATCGGCGCCGTCTTGTCGTGCTCGTGTAGAGCAAGGATCAACTCGATTGCATTCGGTTCGTTCACAGGCTGAACTCCAGTTGCCCGCGGGCGCCGCCGTGGTGCAGCCAGCCCCAGACCCGTTCGTAGTTCCGTGCGAACAAGTCGAAGTCGTCCACCACCCACACCTGAGCCCCGCGCAGCCGCTCCTCGGCGTGCCATTCGGGCTGATGTTTGCGCAGGGGGCCTCCGGGGCGTTTCGTTTCCACCCACAGCGTCAACGAGCAGCCCGGTTTCACCTCCGGCAGATAGCGCACGAACAAGTAATCGGCCATGCCTTTCTCCCCGGTCTGGAAGGAGCCGGGGATCACCGTCCGCTGCATACGGATTGCTCGCCAGCCGCGGTACTCGAGGAAGTCGCGCACCTGCCGGCTGACGTGCCGCTCCAACAGCTTGAGGTCCTGCCCGGTGACGGCGGCGATGCGGCTCACCGCTGCTCCCAAGCGGGGCGTTGCTGCGCCAGTATGTCAGCGATGGAGACTCCCCAGTACTTCTGCCAGTTCGTTTTGCCCAACATCTCGATACTCGTCTTGCTGTTGAATCCGATGAGATGCGCCCAAGCGCATAATGCGAAGCCTTTGGTGTCGTCCCGCGGCGAGCCGTACTCCCGGATATGGTGAAACGTGATGGGGCCGATACAGCGGTGATTCCGTCTTCCGATCAACACACAGCCGCGGCGTTTGGAAAATGCCATAAACTCCGGGTCATGCACCTCTCCGCGGCGGGGCTTGGATCGGGGTGCGATCATACAGCGCGTAGCCTCTCACCCGAAGACCGTTCCGTGAGGAGTCCGGCGTCACCGGATCGGGGCGAAATCGGCTCCGGCGTGAAGCAGCGGGCGATCCACTGCGCCAGGTCGAAGGGGATCTCGGCTATGAGAGCGGAGGCTGCCTTGCGGGAAACGGAGTGGGAGGAGAATTGAGCCATCGGAGCATCCTCAAACCGTCGCGTGAATCCTTTGGTCGCGTCAGAGGCCCGCTGCTGTGCTGTGAAGTTGAAGGCCCTAGCGACGTACCCCGGCTGGTCTGATCCATTCCAGTCCAGTCCTGGAACCTTTACTCCATTCACCGTGAACGGCATCAACGCTGGCACGTCGCCCCACAGGTAATAGCTCCCAAAGTGCCATGCTGCGCTACCGACCCACCTCTGCGCCCCGCGGACATTCTCGACCACCATCGGCACATACCGGCCCGCAGCTTCGGATGCTTCCCGCTGGATACGAAAGCACGCCTCAAACAGCGTATTGTCGGGCGGCGGCAGGGCCTTGGCGCGTTTCCACGGCATCGCCCGGTAGGAATACGCCTGGCAGGGCGGGGAGGCCACGATGCAGGCGGCATTGCGGAACTGCGACCCGTGCAGGGTGAGAACGTCCTGCAACACCAGCTGGGCAGGATACGGTCTGCGCTCGATGTCGAACCCGATGCAGTCGTACCCTTCGGCCAGGAATCCCTTGGTCCAGCCACCCAACCCGCAGAACAGGTCTATGCACAGGGGCCGCGATTTACCTATTGACATTAAACACCATGTAGTTTATAGTCAGGCTATGAAACTTAACCGCAGCCAGAAAACCTACTGCCGGAAAACCGGCATATCCGAAGAGCGTTTCGCCGCAGTCGCAGCGCGGGGCAAGCAGTGGGTAGAGGCTCAGATTATCCGTTGCATTGAAGCGCAGCAGGAAATCCAGATGCGGAACCCTCCGACCTCGCAGGCATGGCAGGACGCCTCTGCCGAGATTCATCGGCTCGCTGAACTGCTGACGGGAAAACCGCTGAAGGATGCTTGCGGGCGATGAATTGCCCGCACTGCGATAAACCGCTAACCCCCGATCAGGTCCGCTCTCTGTGGGGCCAACTGTGTGCCTCGCTGCGGACAACCACAACCGCTGGGCCGGGACGCCCCCGCAGGAAGCCTCACTGCCGTTGCGGTGCGATGACGGTAGATCGCGCCAAACAGCGTGGCCACAAGTGCTGAAATGCAGGGGCCGCTTCATAGCCGCGCGCCGGTCTCCTTCCGCTCCGGTGACGCCGAACTCCTGACGGAGCGCTCTGCGGGTGAGGGGCTACGCATTGTGTTCATGCAGCCTCTTCCGGCGTCAGTTCCAGCGGCTCACCCCCGCGGCGTCTCGACTCCCGCACCTTCTGGCGGTGCAGGGCTTCGAGCACCTTCAATGCGGCGGCCTGATCCTCCGGCTCCCAGTCGGCGAAGGTGTCGTAAAACGTCTCTTCGGTGCCTCTGCGTGGCCGCGCCATCAGCGTATCTCCACGTGTTGCCCGCGCTCTTCGAGATAAGCCCCCGGCACGCCGCCGCCGCTCTCCAGCACATGGCGGATCTTGCGTTGATTGGGCTGCGTGCCGATCACCTCGGCCTCGTCCAGCATGCCCCACTTCTTCCAGGTATCGAGCGGCACCTTGAGCGTCACCACGCGAAACTCGTCGGGCAGCAGCGACTCGTCTACCGTCAGCGCCGCCAGCCCTCCGTTCGCGCGCAGCGACAGATAGCCGTGGCGGCCCTCGATGCGCTTCTTTCCGACATACTCCATCGCGTACTGGCAGCATTCGAGGACGCGGGCTCGGGTACGCTCCAGAAACGAAGCCCGGCGCGCGTAGTAATCCCTGTCCTCTTTCGCGGCTTCGGTGGCTCGCTTTAGGTGGCGGCAGAAGTCGATGATGTTGTCGGCTTTGGCAAGCTCGCGGCTGACGTATTGGGACAACGCCTCATCGCAGGCAGCGAGGGCCTGCTCCTTCTCCTGCGGGTCGGCTACCGCTTCCGCCTCGGCCCGGGCGCAAACGAGTTCCGTCAACGCGGACTCGATTTCCAACAAACTGAAACGCGGTTTCTCTAGTTCGGTAATCATCATGCGACACTCCTGCTTTTGACCTGGTCGTCATACTGCTGCTGCATCTCGCTGTAAATCTCCCGCGCCCTGGCGATGGACTCGATTTCATTGGCGTGGCAGTATCCATTGCTGCCGAGGATCTGGTAGTACGGCTCGTCGCCGAGAGCCTCTTTCATTTTTTTGAACGCTTCCAGGCGCTGCTTGATGCTGCCGGCGGCGTGCTGCGGCGGCTGGTCCGGCTCGACGCGCGGCTGGCTGAGATCCTTGATCTTGCGCTCCGCCACCTGGGCGGCAGCAGCCTTCTGTTGTTGCCACTGGCCGGCGCGGCCCTGCGCCGATTCGCCGTCGTCGTCGTCCGGCGCCACCCCGGCTATCGATTGCAGGCCGTAGCGGCGGGCATACGTGATCGCGCTGCCGATAGCTTGCGGGGCATCCTCTTTGGCGGTCATGGTCAACTCGGAGGAGATCCACTGGCCGGAGGAGTGCGTCAACAACGTGGTCACCGAGACGCGCGGCCCATCGGCGCAGGGCAGCTGCAGCACCGCCAGCCCATTGCTGGATAGCGGCTCGCGGACGGCATCCCAGATCGAGGCCAGGTCCGCGTAACGCGATTTGAAGTACGGGTTGGCGGTGTCTTTGATGGCGCTGCGGATCTTGCCCTGCGCCAGTGCCAGGGCCGTGGCCAATTGATCGATGCTTTCACTTCGGTTCATTGATCGCCTCCATCTGCATCTGCTTGCAGTCGGCTTCGGTGAACTCTTCGCCGCACACGTCGCAGTGCCACCATTCCTCCGCGCAATGCTCGTACGGGCCGCAGTCCAAGCCGTGAGTCTCAACCCATTCGTAGCGCTTGAGGCTGAGGTGTTCCAGGCAGTTGTGCTTCTCGGGGTCGGTATGGGTTGTGGTCATGGCTAGTTGCTCCAGGCCGGGCCGACGACGCGGCAGAAGCGATCCAATGCCGGGGTGCCGGTGCCCATCAGGGAGGCCAGCGCCAGCACCATGATGGCGAGCAGCGCCACCAGCACGGTGTACTCGGCCAACTCCTGACCTTGTTCGCTGTGGACAAACGTGCGGATCACTGGGCCACCTCCTGTTTCGCACCGACCGCCGCCAGCAACTCATGAAACGTGCCGCTCTCGCCGCCCAGCAGTTCTCCGGTGGGGCGGGACAGCTTCCAGGCGTACAATGCCGACTTGCGGTTCCACTGGATATCCACGCTGCCGGCTGCTCCGCAGTAAATGTCGTGGTCTTCGTCGTACGTGAACCCCGCCGCGGTCAATGCCACGATGGCTTCGTCCTGCTCGCGCTCCCGGTCGTCGGAGACGACTTCTTCGACCGCCTTGGCGATCTCTTCGTGCAGCCCGGCGCATTCGTGGCGGTAGCGCTCATTGGTCGTCAGCAACTCCAGCGCAGTGAGGTGGCTCTCGTCGATGCCCAACTCTTCGCAGACCTTCCCGATGCGCTCGGCATACGCGACTTCGGGCAGGATCTGCTCGATGTACCAGGGGGCCATGGTGTCGCGGGCGACCTGCCCGGCTGCGGAGTGGACCCATCCCAGCTTGACGGACAGGACGGTGCCGTAGTTGTCTGCGCCGTAGCGCTCCTTGCAGCGCGCCTCAAACTCGGGCGAATCCACTTCGGCCAGCGTGGCGGCCAGCGCGGTTTGCAGCTTGCTCAGGTGCTTTGAAAGTTGTTCGATGTAGTATTTCACGATCGCCTCCTTAAGTAGCGAGTCGCCCCGTATCCGCGCCTTCTGCGGGGCCACCAGAAGTTAAGGCTTGCTGACAGGCTCAGCAGGACGCGCCCTTGAGCCTTAACCTCGTGAGTTCACGCGGCCGGCTGCTTGCGCAGACGATCTGCGATAGCCTGCTCGACCCAGCCACGTTTGGTTGCTCCCGTGCCTGCGATGGCTTTCTCTATCGCTGCATCGAGCGAGTGCGGGATGACCACCTTCAGCGGCACCCGCGGCTCTTTCTGTTGTGTGCTAGGCTTGTGTACGCGTGAACTCATGTACGTAGAGTACACTAAGTAGCTAACTAGCGCAATAGCTATTTTGCGGTTTCGTGCCACTAACGGGGAAAAGCGGTGTCAAATGGCAGGAGAAAAGGGAACCAGCGTTGGCCCGCAAGACGCTCGAGGAGAAGCCCCCGCTCCGGTGACGCACGACGCCCTGTGCAAGCCCTGCGGGTGAGAGGCTAAGCCTTGTGTTTTGCCCCTCTATCGGATTACCCTTAGTCGTTTGAAGGTATTAGACCGCCCGCTCGACTCCATCCAGCCCTACCCGAAGAATGCCCGCAAGATCACCCAGCAGGCTATTGACGTTGTCGCCAAATCTTTATCGGAGTTCGGCTGGCAGCAGCCCATCGTGGTGGATACTGCCGGGGTGATCATCGTAGGCCACACCCGCTGGCTGGCGGCGAAGCAATTGGGGTTTACGCACGGCCCGGTCACGGTAGCGGAGAACCTCTCCGCAGCCCAGGTGCGTGCCTACCGGCTCATGGACAACAAATCCCACGAGTACACCGGCTGGGAGATGGAGCTGCTCGGCGGGGAACTGCTGGAACTCAAAGGGCTGGATCTGGACCTGTCATTCACCGGGTTTGAATCCAAAGAATACGGCAACCTGGCAGACGTGGTGTTTCGGGAATACGACGAATCGGTAGAAGGCGAGGTCAAGTACCTGCAATGTCCGCAGTGCAATCACAAGTGGCCCGCCTGACGTACCCGCAACTGCTCAGTGCCGCATGGCAGGATCACTTGCGGCCGCGGACGCCGGATGCTCCGACGGTCATCAGCCTGTTTGCCGGGTGCGGCGGCTCTTCACTGGGCTATTCGATGGCCGGATACCGTGAACTGCTGGCTGTCGAATGGGACGAAAACGCGGCGGCCACGTTTCAGTTGAACTTCCCTGAAGTGCCTGTATATAAATGGGATATCGCGCAATTGAGTGTAGCGGACGTGCTGGCGAGGACCGGCCTCAAACCGGGCGAACTGGACGTGCTGGACGGCTCGCCGCCCTGCCAGGGCTTCAGCACGGCGGGCAAGCGGAACCTGAACGACTCGCGCAATCAACTGTTTCGCGAGTACGTGCGGCTGTTGCAGGGGCTTCAGCCCAAGGCTTTCATCATGGAGAACGTCTCCGGCATGGTGAAGGGCAAGATGAAGCTGGTGTTTGCCGAGATCCTGCGCGAGTTGAAGGGCTGCGGCTACCAGGTTTCCGCGCGGCTGATGAATGCCATGTACTTCAACGTGCCGCAGGACCGAGCTCGCATGGTGTTCGTCGGAAGCCGCCATCCTTCTGCCGGATTCCATCCAGCGGCGCAGAATACTCCTCCGGCCTTTTTCCAGGCAATCGAAGCCATCAGCCAATCGGAGTCGGATCTTGCGCCGACGCAGTTGCGGGAATCGTGGCAGATGCACCGAGTGCTGACCGGGAAGGAGCAGAAGAAACACTTTGGACTGCTGCGAACGAATGTGTCCAGACCGGCGCCGACAATCGTCAAGGACTGCGGCAACACCACTCCGGGAATGATTCATCCTTCCGAACTGCGGCGGCTTTCGATTCCCGAATTGAAACGGCTTGCCAGCTTTCCTGATTCATTTCTATTTGCCGGAAGCTTTCGAGAGCAATGGAGCCAGATCGGCAACAGCGTGCCGCCGCTGTTCATGCGGGCCATCGCGCAGCACGTCCGCGAGCGACTTTTAACTCCTTAAAAAGCAATGGCGCAAGGCAAGAAGCACGAACCCCGCCCCGAAGACCGCGAATTGGTCCTGCTCCTGGCAGCCGGGGGGATCACCCACGATTTCATCGCGGCTTGCGTAAAGTGCTCCGAGCCCACGCTCTACAAAGCCTATAAGCGCGAGCTTACCACCGGCCAGCGGCAGGTCACCGCCCAAGCCATATCCACGCTGGTAAAGGCCATGAAGGGCGGCGGCCGGGGAGCGGTGGCGGCGGCGTGCTTCTGGTTGAAGACCCGCGAGCACTGGCGCGAGACGCAAGTCCTGGAGCATGAAGGGCAGATTGGCTTGGCCGGGCCGCTCAAGGTCATCGTCGAGTACGAAGGGAAGTGACCACCACATGGACAGGCGCGTATTCCTGCAATCGCTGGCCGGCGCGGCAGTCGCAGCGAGGGCGCAGCCGATGACCACCGTCCGTCTCAAGCTGCCCCGCCCGCACCCCGGCCAAGTCCAGGTCCTGCACGAGGCCAAACGTTTTAACGTGCTCTGCTGCGGCCGCCGCTGGGGCAAGACCACCATTGCCCTGGATCGCATCGTGGAGGGCATTCTGGCAGGCCGCAAAGTGGCGTGGTACTCGCCCATTTACAAGGACTTATCCGAGGCATGGCGGTCGCTGGCCCAGACCTTGAAGCCCATTACGGCAAGACGCAACGACAGCGAGCACCGGCTCGAGGTCTATGGCGGCGGCTCGCTCGATGGCTGGTCGCTGGACAATCCGGACTCCGGCCGCGGCCGGGCCTATCACCTGCTGGTGATTGACGAGGCAGCCAAGACCGGCGAGCTCGAGGAGGCATGGCAGCGCACCTTACGTCCAATGTTGACCGACTACTCCGGGGGCGCCTGGTTCTTATCCACGCCGCGCGGCACAGCCAACGCCTTCTACACGTTGCACGGCTACGGCATGGATCCGCTCAAGCCGGATTGGGCGACGTGGCAGATGCCTAGTTCGCTCAATCCGCATTTACCACCGGGCGAGATCGAGACCGCCAAAGAGGACATGAGCGATCTGGCCTTCGCCCAGGAATACCTTGCCCAGTTCGTCACCTGGGCCGGCAGCGTATTCCGCAGAATCACCGACGCGGTACGCGATCCGGCCAAGCCTACCGCGCAGTGCGCCATGATCGGAGTAGACTGGGGCCGCACCAACGACTACACGGTCTTTACCGCCCTATCCCAAGCCGGCGAAGTGCTGGAGATCGACCGCTTCCGCGGCATCGAGTACGTACTGCAACGCCAGAGACTCCGGGCCATGTGGGAGCGCTACGGCAAACGGGCATGGATCATGGCCGAAGTCAATTCTATGGGTGGCCCAGTCGTAGAGCAATTGCAGCGCGACGGGCTGCCGGTGGTAGGGTTCCAGACCACCAACGCCTCGAAATCCGCCATCATCGACCAGTTGGCCCTAGCCTTCGAGCGGCAGACCATCCATATCCTGGACGACCCGGTGCTGATCGGCGAGTTGCAAGCCTTTGAGGCCACCCCGCTGGCCTCGGGCATGATGCGCTATGCCGCGCCGGCAGGGCAGCACGACGACACGGTAATGTCGCTAGCCTTTGCCTGGGCTGGTCTGGTGGCGCCGCGCGTCGAGACGCGGCATCTGGATCCGAACAGCGGCCAGTTGCTCCGGCAGCCGGCGGATTACATCATCAGCCCGGTATAAAACGCAACGCGTAGCCTCTCACCCGAATCGCTCGCACGGGGCGCGCGGCGTCTCAGGAACGTGGCTATCTCTCAATTGATGTTGTAGAATGTCTTGCGATATGCCTCAAACTCTGCTCACGCTGGCGCAGGTCGCTCGGGTGCTCAATGTCTCGTATGCCCGCGCCTCGCAATTGGCGCGTGAAGGCATCTTGCCCATAGTGCGACTCGGCCGCCAGTATCGGGTGGACCCGCAGCAGCTCGAGAGATTCATCGCAGAGGGCGGGCGGACCCTTCCCGGCGGCTGGCGGCGCGAGGCTTCGGCGTAAACCATCCCTTGTTTCGCGTGAAACACTAAATCACTAAATCGCTATTGCGCTAGCATCCCTTAAGCGGATATCATCCGTTCAGTGGATAGATTTACTCTGCATTGCGCCGTCTGCGGCTGGCAGTGGATGACGCGCGGCGGCCACCCCGAACCCAAACGATGCGTCAACCCGGATTGCCGATCCGCGCGATGGAAGGACGGCCGGCCGTTGATCCGCAAGCCGATGCGCAGGGCAGAAGCCAAGGAATTGCACTATGTACCCCTCGATGAATGATTTAACGGAAGACGACCTCGTGGCAGCTTACGAATTGCAGCAGGCCGCACGGGCCCAACGGTTATGCGAGATCGCCCGGGAATGGACCGCAGCCGATCCCAACTCGGTACGGAAACAGATTAAGCAATTGGTGGATTCCATCGAGGAAACTCAGGCGGCATGAACACAACGCGTAGCCTCTCGCCTGTACGTGCGTTCCATCAGGGGTCATGCGTCACAGGAATGAGGCCCCGCGCGTTGGACCTGTTTTGTTGTGCGGGAGGCGCAACCAAGGGGTTGCAACGCGCCGGCTTCCATGTGACCGGCGTGGATATCCGCCCGCAGCCGCGATACTGCGGCGATGAGTTCCACCAGGCCGATGCGCTGACGTTTCCGCTGGACGGGTACGATTTCATCTGGGCAAGCCCGCCATGCCAGCGGTATTCGATGGCGACTCCGCACGCAAGGAGAGTGAACCACCCGGATCTGCTCGACCCCACCCGTCAACGTCTGCTCCGCGCTCGAGTGCCTTGGACAATCGAAAACGTTCCGGGTGCTCCGATGCGTGCCGATCTGGTGCTCTGCGGCTGCCAAGTAGGCCTGAAGATCCGCCGCAAGCGGTATTTCGAGACGAGTTGGCAAGCCTTCGATCTGGTATACGCCTGCAACCATGAGCACCCGGTGGTGAGCGTCGTCGGCCATGGCACGCCGTCCTGGGTGCGGGCGCAACTCGGCTACAACCCCACCATCATGCAGTACCGCGAAGCCATGGGCATCGACTGGATGAACCGGAACGAGCTTTCGGAGGCGATCCCCCCGGCATACAGCGAGTTCATCGGCAGACAGGCGCTCGAATACCTTGGCCGCGCTCCTGAGACAACGGGAACCCTGATGGAACAGAACAACGGTGAGAGGCTACGCAGTTGATTCGCGTGCTCTCCGTGATGCTGGCTGCTGGTCGTCAAGCCATGGTGCAGCGCGCCATTCAATGCTGGCAATGGCAGAACTGGCCGGAAGACCGGCGAGCCCTCTACATCCTGGACAACGGACCAGAAGCATTGATCGTGGATCGCGGCGCCGGCATCTACATCGACCGTCTGGCAGACACCGAAGAAGGACGGCGGCCGATTGGCACGCTGCGGAACTTGGCGAATGCGCTGGCATTGAGCGGAGCCCTCGACTGCGATGTGATCGCCCATTGGGATTCGGACGACCTGAGCCATCCGAGACGATTAGAGGAGCAGATGGCCATGCTCGACGGCGGCAGGACGGATGTGGTGGGCTACCGGGAGGTGCTGTTCTGGGACTCAACCAAACAAGAGGCATGGGTGTACAGCAACGGCAACTCCCGGTATGCCATCGGAGCCTCCCTGGTCTACTGGCGCCGCACATGGCAGAAGTATCCGTTTCCCGCGAAGCAGGTCGGGGAGGATATCGAGTGGCTGATGAGAGTCAGAGGCATGGGCGTGAGTTCATTGGTGTGCGACGGGCCGCGTTTGATCTGCGAGATCCACGGCGCGAATACCTCGAGCCGCGTCATTGAGGGCGCGCAGGAGTGGAAACGGGCGGAGGGCTACGATCAATTGGCTAAGGAGCAGATGAAATTATGAGCACCAAAAAAGGCGTAGCCTCTCACCAGCACGTCGTTGAGAGTGAGAGTCCGGCGTCACAGGAATGAAAGGAAATCGGGGCACGGGAATTGGCGGGAGGTGTCGCGTGAGCAACATTCGAACAATGCCAATCAATTGGCTGCGCGCAATCAGATCGGTAGTGGCTCATGGTCGTGACGGATGTCGCGTGACTTTCGAGTGCGGCCATGAGGTATGGTTCGCCGTGCCCGTCGATCCACTCTACATGTGGCACTGCTCTATTTGCTGTGACGAATGGCTGGAGCAGCAGCGGAAGGCCGGTCCGCAATCTTCCACTCCTGAGACAACGGAATCCTGATGGAACACACCACGGGTGAGAGGCTATGCGTTTGAATCTCGGCGCGTGCGGGCGAGACTTCCCCGGCTTTACTTCGGTCGATTTATTCCCTCCTGCGGATGTCATCGCCGACCTGCGCCAGCCGTGGCCATGGGCCGATTCGAGTATTGAAGAGATCCGCGCGTACGATGTTATTGAACATTTACCCGACAAGGTTCACACCATGAACGAGGCATGGCGCGTCCTGGTGCCGTATGGCATCTTCGATATCGACGTGCCGACCACTGATGGCCGCGGCGCATGGCAGGACCCGACGCATGTCAGTTACTGGAACCGCAATTCGTTTTTGTACTTCACGCATGGCGATCCACACCGGGAGCGCTTTGGGGATCGCTACGGGGTGAAGGCGCGGTTCCGGGTGCAGACTTTCGTCGAGGCGCGATTGCAGGATCAAGTGAACAAGCTGAAGATCATCCTGGAGGCCGTGAAGTGAGCGGACTCTCTGTAGTCATTCCCTCCCGCAACGCAGACAACCTGATCCCCTGCGTAGAGGCGATCCGCCGGCACGAACCAGAAGTGCGAATCATCGTGGTAGACGATGGGCTGGACTGGAACGGCAAGCCGATCCCTCCGGTGATCGAAGACTGCACGTTTTTGATCGGCAAGAAGCCTTTCGTCTTTGCAACGAACTGCAACCTGGGCATCCATGAAGCGGGACGGGATGATGTGGTGCTGTGCAATGACGACGCCTTGCTGGAGTCGCATTACGGATTCAGCGTGATGCAGCTGGCGGCCAAGCGGCAGCCGGAGTACGGGCTCATTTCGGCCACCACCAATCTGGCGGGCAACCCGGAGCAGCACCGCCGGGCAATCCCAGGGGTGCGGGAGTGCCGTTTGATGCTGGGCAACTCCTTCCCTACGGTGGCGTTCGTCTGCGTGCTGCTGCCGCGCTACACCTTGGATCTGGTGGGCGAGCTCGACCCAATTTTTACCAGCTACGGTTGGGAGGACAATGACTACTGCCGCCGGGTCTGGCAGCGCGGCATGAAGATCGGTATTTCAGACGATTGCTTCGTAGATCACTCGCGGCTGCAATCCACGTTTCGCAGTTCGGCTTATGCGGGCGGCGATATCTCGGAAGGGCGGCGGATCTACCTGGAGAAATGGAAAAGCATGTGAAGCCAGAAGACCAACAGAAGGCTATGGATATGATGACGCTCTGCGTCCGGGCGCAGGAATCCGGCGTGACGCTGGCGCTCTCGGATACCGAGGGCGACACCCACATCCACTGCTGTTCGAGCGACGACCCCGAGGTGATCCGCGCCATGCTGAGCGCCGAAGCAGCGCACCTGGGCACGGGCGCATGAACGTCTCGCTGCTGTTCCCCGCCTTCAACCGTTTGGAGTTCACCCGCCAGAGTTGGGCGGCGCTGATGGCCAACACCGACTGGTCGCTGGTGAGCGAGTTCCACGTCTACGACGACGGCTCGACGGACGGCACGCGCGAGTGGCTACAGGAGCAAGTATCGGAAGGGTACCGTCGCATCGTCAACAGGACTAACTTTCACTCCCCCATGGGCGTGACGCTCGACTGGATCAAGCGCAGCACGGCCCCGATCCTCGCCAAGCTCGACAACGACACCATCTATCCACCCGGCTGGCTCAACGATGCACTGGAGGTCATGCACACATATCCCAGTTTGGACTGTCTCGGCCTGGAGTGTATGCGGACGCCGGTCATGGGCACGGAATCCCCGCGCGGCTACCTGCCGGCGAAGTACATCAGCGGCCTGGGGCTCTACCGCCGCAAGGTATTCGAGAACGCGCTGCCTGAAGATAACGGCTACTTCGGCCTCGAGGAGTTCATGACCCAGCACTGCCGGTGCGGGTGGATACTGCCCAGCCTGCCCACGTTCCTGCTCGACCGGCTGCCCTTTGACCCGTGGAAATCCTTGTCCGAGGAGTACGTCAAGAAGGGCTGGCAGCGGCCCTGGAGCTTGGAATTGCGCTACAAGCCGGAGCAGGAACCGATGTGGAATTGGTGGCGGCCCGTGGAATAATGGGTGCCGATTGAAGCATGTCTCCGATACCCTGCCCTGGCTTATGCCGGAGGTGATCGACTGGCTCGCCGCCACCCTCCAGCGGCATTGGATCGTATTGGAAACCGGAGCCGGAGGCAGCACACCGTTTTTTGCCTGCCGGGTATTCCGGGTGATCACGTATGAGCACACCGCAGAGTGGGCCCGCAAGGTCGAAGCCATCCCGAACGTGACGCTGCGCTTTTGGGCGGATTATCCGACCGCAGGCTTAGGGCTGGTGTCTCTGGTGGATCTGGCATTGATCGATGGACGGGGCCGGGTGCGCAGCGTACTCGACGCACTACCCAAGATCCAGCACGGAGGCTGGCTGCTGCTCGATGATTCCGACCGCCCGCGGTACCGGGAAGCCCACGAAGCCGCGGAGAAGCTGAGCACGGCAAGGATCGTGTTTCGCAGCGGGCCGGATGAGACGACCGCCTGGAGGATACGTTGACTCTGGCTCGCGTGTTTCCCCGTCGCACGGAGGCCACTCCGCTTGATGCGCTCGCATTCTCCCCCCGACCCGGGAAGGGCCATATGGATGCCGCACCGGGGTTATTTCCGCCCGAAGCCGACGAGGTGCACGTCAGCGTCACGTTCACTGCCGACAAGCCAAAAGCCGAACAGTTGGCGGAAGCGTGGCAGGCGATCGCCCCGGTAAAGGTTGGTGGCGTGGCGTATGGCGACGAGGGGCGCGGCTACTTCACACCCGGCAGGTACATCAAGCCAGGCTACACCTTCACGTCCCGCGGCTGCCCGCGGCGTTGCTGGTTCTGCTCCGTATGGAAGCGGCGGCCGCAGCCGGTCCCGATCTGGCCGTTCGCCGACGGCTGGAACATCCTGGACGACAATCTGCTAGCCTGCCCTGAGTGGCATGTACGCGCCGTGTTTCAAATGCTCCGGCTTCAGGAGAGGCGCGCGCAATTCACGGGCGGGCTGGAGGCGCTGTCACTGGAGGACTACCACGTCGGACTCCTGGCAGACCTGAAGCCGCTTCCGGCCTGCTTTTTCGCTTACGATCCCGGCGACCCGTTTGAAACGCTCCAGAGCGCAGCCAAGAGGATGTTGGCGGCTGGCTTCACCCGCGAGTCGCACCGGCTGCGCTGCTACGTCCTGATCGGCTACCCCAAAGACACCTTTGATGCGGCTGAGAAGCGCCTGCGCGACATGGTAGCCATCGGATTCACGCCACACGCGATGCTCTGGCAACCGGAAACGCCGAGCGCTCAGAAGTGGCGACCATCCCTCGAATGGCGGCAATTCCAGCGGGTATGGGTGCGACCGGCAATCATCCACAGGAAAGTAGCGATATGAAGCGGCTGGTGATCAACGCCGACGACTTCGGCATGACGCTCGGGGTGAACAAAGCCATCCTCAAGCTGCAAGCCGCGGGCATTGTCACCTCCGTATCCCAATTGGCGGGCGGAGGTGGGATGCCGCTCCCCGGCTCCGGCGTCCATCTCCGGCTCACGGATGGAGTCCCGGCACTATCGCCACGATTGATTCCTTCTCTCGTCACCAATGGCCTGTTCCCGCGGCAGCGCCACCAGATCGGCGCGGTAGACCCGAAAGAAGTGAAGGCCGAATTTGAAGCCCAGATCCGCGACCATGAACTGCCGCCCTCGCATCTCGACACGCATTCGCATTCGCACTCCATCCCGGAAGTCTTCGAAGTTTATGCCGAATTGTGCCAGCGGTATCACTGCCCCGGCGTGCCACTGACTGCACGTCAGCGGACGATCCTGCGGCAGATGGGAGTACGCACGGCAGACTACGCGGAGATCCGCTGGGTCGGCAACCGGGCGCTGCCGCCCATCCTGCAGGGAGATTTCGAGCGTTACGAAACGGTGCATCTGATGTGCCACCCCGGCTATGCGGACGACGAGTTACGGGCCAGATCGACAATGTGCGAGGCGCGCGAACGCGAGATGGAGTATCTGCTCTCTCAGGAGTTCCGCCAGTTCCTGAATGCCGAGAACATTCAACTGATCGGCATGGCAGACCTGCCGGCAGTAGACCCATTGGCACAGGTCGACATCATCTATCTGGCGAGCAACCGGCGCGAATTTACGGTCCAATCCCTCCGCGCGCTGCGGCGCAATACCGACTGGGCGCGCGTCCGCAAGGTCTTTGTGTATCACGACGGCTACTCCGAGGACGGCACCAGGCAGGCATTACGGGCCGAGATGGGAGACTGGCCCAAAGCATCTCTATTGACCACGGATTTTGGCTCGCCCGTTGCAGTGATGAACGATTACCTGTCCCGCTCGCCCTCTGCCTGGTTCGCCAAGGTGGACAATGACACAATGCTCCCTGCGGGCTGGCTGACGCAATGCCTCGAGGTGCTCGAGCGCCATCCGTTTATCGACCTGCTGGGGATTGAGGCCATACACCCCATTGGCGATGGAACACGGGTAGCCGAGCCGTGCTCGCATATCGGCGGCATTGGCTTGATGCGGACTTCTGCGTTTACGGAGTTGCCGGAGCCGAACGGGCGCAGTGGGTTTGGAGATTGGCAGAACGCGCATCTTGAGGTGACGCGGGCATGGTTGAAGCCTGGGATTGCGGTGTTTCTACTGGACCGGCTGCCGTTTGAGCCGTGGAAGAGCTTGAGTGTGCGTTATGAAGAGCGCGGGTGGCAACGACCGTGGCGCCGCTATACAGATGCAGACAAGGAGCTTTGGCAATGGTGGAAACAGAATGGATAGCCTGTACGAACTCGATGCCAACGAGTGGTGGGATGTCTACCGCATTTTCAAGCCGGACGCCACGCGCGGGGAGTTCGAACGGGACTGGCGCGAATTTCAGCAGGCTAAAAAGCTCCATATCGCGGTCCAATGACTGGCTTGCGTGCTACTCTAGCCGCAGGTGTCTGCATCCGTGACGTTCACTTTGCGATTGCACCAAGACGATCCCGTCTACAGCAAGTTGGACGCGATCACTCAGCAACTCGCGCAACTCACGGTGCAGATGGCGAGAGTAACGGCCGGCCAGGCTCAGGAGAGGAATACGATGTCTAAATTGGACGATGCAATTGCCCAACTGCAGCAACAGGTGGAGCAGGAAACCACGGTCGAGCAATCGGCCAAGACCTTTATCGACGGCGTTCCGACGCTGATCCAAAATGCCGTCCAGCAAGCGCTGGCGGCCGGCGCAACTCAGCAGCAACTACAGGCATTGACGGACCTGGGGACGAAGATTCAAGCCAGTAGCCAAACCCTCGCGCAGTCCGTCACCACTAATACCCCGTCCGCATAGCCGATGCGTATCGCGGCGATGCTCCGCGTCAAGAACGAAGCGCGCTGGATCGGAGAAGTCCTGCAGTCGATCCAGCCGCTCACCCGCACCATTCTCGTCTTCGACGACCACTCCACCGACGACACTGCCGCCATTGCCACCCAGGCCGGCGGGTACGTCGTCCGCTCCCCATTTGCAGATCCCAAAGATACCGATGAGGTGAGGGATAAAAACTATGCGCTTGATATCTTGCGGCGCGCCATCAACCCGGAGTATGTGCTGTGCATCGATGGCGACGAAGTGCTCGAGCAGGGCGCAGCAGACAAGATCGTCCCTAGATTGAGGCCCGACACCTGCGTCTATTCGCTGCCGATCAAATATCTGTGGAATGATCGCCAGCACTACCGCGTCGATGGGGTGTATGGCAACTATGCAGCTGGCGGACGGACTTCTATCTTCTCGCTTATCGGCCAGGGGGCCGTACAGTTCGGCCAGCACGGTGGGGATCAGGCCAAGTGCGGCCTGCACTGCGGCAACGTGCCGCGAGGATTGAAGGGAACCGGAGCGTGGATCAACGCCACCCTCCTGCACCTCGGCTATATGCTGCCAGAGGATCGCATCCGCAAATATCACTGGTACAACAAGAAGGACCCGAACAACGCCTATGAAGATGGATATCGTCATGTGATCATCGGGGATTTGCTACCGCCGGAGACGAAAGCGAGTCATGGCGGGCCGCTCAAGATTTACGCACTGTAGCGTTCCTGAAACGGCATACACCTGATGGAGCAGAATACGGGCGATAGGCTATCAGTGTTATCCTTCCCGGTAATATGAACCGCCGCCTGCGTAAGCTATTGCTGGCCTGGTTAGCCAAAACCTCGCCCAAGCCCCCGGATCAATCCAGCACCATCCGTAAGCTCAACGATGCGCTGGTAGGTCTTGCCACCCGGGAGGACCCAGCCCGAGAGGCGTACATGGAGCGCGTCTCGGAGTTGATCGAGGCGCGGCAGATGGCCGGCGCGGGTCCGTGGCAGGTGGCGCCGCAGACCCTCAACCAAACGGATCGGCTCATCAACCGCGCCATTGAGCGATTCCAGCAGCCGCAGACGTTGCGCGAATCCATGCCCGGGACAGGGATGTACGGCGATATCGAACTGGCGCTGCAGAATGTCGAGTGGCGGCGGGAAGTCAATCTGTCCTGGCTCGAGTTCAGCCGCTGGGGGATACAGCAGATTATTTTGATCTGCCGGTTGCACTACATCAAGCACCCGTGGATACGCCATGGAGTGAACCTGAGTGCGGCGTATGTCTTCGGGCAAGGCGTGGAGATATCCTCCCCCGATCCCGATGCCAACGAAGTGCTGAAGCAATTCCGCGAGCGCAATAAATCGACCCTCGGACAAATCGCATTGGTCGAGCAGGAGAAGCGCAAGAGCTACGACGGCAATCTGTTCTGGTGCCTCTTCGCCGATACCCAGGATAAGGGCGAAGTCAACGTGCGATTGATCGATGCCACCGAGATCCAGGAGATCCAACAGGACCCGAACGACGCGGATAAGCCGCAGTTCTATCGCCGCGTCTGGACGCAACGCACCACGGATCTGGTCACCGGACAGGTACACAACGACCCCGCCGACGAGTGGTATCCGGCGCTGAGCTATGCCCTCGAGGTGGCGGACGATTCCGGGAAGCGGATGCCGACGATTGGCGGCAAGCGGGTCAACTGGGACAAGCCGGTGTATCACCGGGCAGTCGGCCACATCGCCTACTGGGCCTTCGGATGTCCCAGGGCATACGCTGCTATCGACTGGGCCAGGGAGGGCCGCAAACATCTGCAACACTGCCGGGCAGTTGTGGCAGCCCAAGCGCAGATCGCGCTGACCATTACGACGAAAGGGGGCCAGCAGGCGCTGGAGGGCATCAAGGGGCAGTTCGAGACGACCGCAGGACCGGATATGGCAGCGATGGATGGTAACCCGCCGGCTATGGCAGGCTCGATGTTCGCCTCGGGACCAGGCACGCAACTGCAGGCATTCAAGACACGAGGCGCCGGCCCAGACCCCGGCGAGGTAAAAGAGTACCGCAACATGGCGGCCTGCGCCCTCGAGGTGCCGCCCACCTGGCTCGGTGACATGGAGACCAGCAATCTCTCCACGGCGCTGACGCTCGACCGGCCGACAGAATTAGGTTTCATGCTCAAGCAGGAGGAGTGGCAGGAAGACTTGGTCGTGATGGGGCGCTATGCGCTGATGGTCAGCAAGTCGGCACCCTCCGGCCAGTTCCGTGCGGCCTTGACCAAGCGGCAGCAGGACGTCGGCGCAGTTTCGATCCGCGAGGCCGGCCGCAAGATCCGCCGCGGCCACTGGACCCATGAAGCCGCTAAGACACAGCAGCCCGACGTGGTAGAGGTGCTTTGCACCTTCCCCGCAATCCGAGAGGGTGACATCCCGTCATTGGTGCGGGCAGTCAATGACGCCATGGCCATTGACCGACAGGGGAGGCAGCATGGCATCGACGACAAGACTGCCGTGCGGCTGTTCTGCCGGTTATTGGATGTGGAGAACTCCGAAGAGTTGGTCGAGAAGGTGTTCCCGGATGCGACTTACGAACTAGACCGCACCAAGGAGGACCCGGAAGGCATCGATCTCGTTCCCGCTCCTCCACCCGTTCCTGCACCGGCACCTAAGATTGCGGCGGGCGCTCCGGCGCCGCCATCAGTGGTGGAAGCGAAACGCATCCGGGAAGTATTGGCTCGCGTCGAGGCTGCAATCGACGAACGCAATGGAACCGCTGAGCACGCTCACGCCGGAGGCTGATCCCTGCTGCCATCGGGCATGGCGCAAGCTGGCGCGGCAGGATCAGTTGCCGGGCGAGAATTGGACGTGTCCCAGGTGCGGGCAGGAATACCGGCCCGAGATCATCGGCGCATTGACTATCTGGCGGGCCCACGTATGGATAGCGAAGTGGTAATCCATCTCCGGCTGAACCCGGAGCGGATGAAGGTCATCGAAGCCCATGCGGAAGTAGCCATGGAAAACGAGTTGATGACCGACGAAGAACTGGAGCAGTTTCTCGTAGAGGAGTTGTGCAAGAGCGTCGAAATCGAGCCGTGAAGGCGCACGTCTGGGCGGTGCGGCTGTGAGGCCCAAAGCAGAACGCGAGGACGGCTACTACTGGGTGAAGTGGGAACGCCAGTGGATGGTGGCCTACTGGTTTCTGGGCGGCTGGTGTTCACCGATCCATCTTTCCGAAATGCTCGATGAGGACTTCCAGGAGATCCGCCCCGAACGACTGATCCCCCCGCAGGCGTGAAAGCGCGGACACGCCAGCGGAATAATTTACGGCACCGTAAAGATATTCGGAGGGAATGGCTGAAACGCGGCAAGCCGATTTCGCCACACTCCTGAGACAACGAACTCCCGACGGAGCAGACTGCGGGTGAGAGGCTACGCGGTTTATAATAACGCTCAAGGTACGTCGCTGTTTAGATCGGTGGGCCGGGCCATCCTCAATGAGCACTCAAACCGGCCCATTGCTATAATCACTTGCAAGATGTAGACGTGATGTTGAAGGCTTTACCTGAATCCGCGGGGCAGATTGCACGACCGTCAACCGGCGGCGTCAATGCCGGTGCTACCCTAACGAGGAAGCGACTTGGATCATCCGATTGGAAACGGTGACTACGATGTCCGTGGTAACTGCCCCGCATGACTGAACTGGTCGAATCCCTCGAATCCCTCGCCCGTCTGCTCGAAGCTCCCAAAAAAAACAAGTTCAAGCGCAAGTTGCTGGTCGTCGCCGCATTAGGCTTCGACAAACGGGGCAAGCCGATCAACCCCGCACCCATCCTGATCGGCGATGAATTGAGACTGCAGGATCCGCACCAGCCCGCCGCAGGGATGCTCAGCCGCAATCCGGCAGGGCGGCCGTTTGGTCTGGCCCTCCAGGCTCTGGCCGCAGGTCTCACGGCAGAGCTCGAGACCGAACTGTACGAAAAACACTGGATCGTGGATGGAGACCCGTGCGAGGAGTGCGACGAAAACGGCCTCGCCGGATGGCTGGCCATAGATGAGGACTACCCGAATGAAGGGGAGCCCGGCGACATCCATCCGAATTGCCGCTGCACCGAGATCGTGCGCCGCTCCCGCTAAGGGCAAAATCTGTTGCGGTCGGGGTAATTCCCGTGCATCATAGAGGCACCGGCGCCATGAGACTCTGCTTCTCCCTGGAAAGCATGTTGCGTGCGGGGCGCCGTATCTGGCCGGCCAAAATGGCGGCGCCCGATATCGTCATCTGCATGGGCAAAGTCTTCGGGGATGTCTGCCGGGGGGTGAGAGATAGCGATCCGGCAGAAGTAGAGAACGAACTGGGCAACATGATCTTCTCCTGCATCCGCTGGGCGGACGATCTAGGATTTGATCCCGAGAACTGCGTGCGGCAAGCCATGCTGGCCCAGCAGGTCTACGCCGACCGGCAGAAGCGCGTCTTACCGTAGCGCCTGCTTCAGGTGCAGCCGCTCCCAGTGCTTATCGAGGCGTTCTTTCATTGCCCGCTGCCGCTCCTCCCGATCTTGAAGCAGGCGGATTACGCCCGCCCAGTCGCACTCCTCCAGTTTGGCGAAGGACGGTTTACTCGGGGCCGCGGCAGTGGGCGATGACTCGCGCGATCTCGATACCACTGAACGAGCCTTGCGTGCCGTAGCTCGAGAACTGCTGCGCCAGGTACTCGCGCATGGCGGCGACTCCCTGCGCCCAGCACTGACTCTCTCGCCTTTCTTTATTGTTGGCATCGCGGTCGCGTTTATCTTTGGCACGACATTTGAGACACCATAAGGGGTATCCCGTAGTATCCAATGCCTCGCCGCATTTGTTGCATGTCTCAGACGCCATTTATCCGCGATTGTAGCCCAATCGACTCTATTTTTGTATGTAATTGCGCTGAATAGAGGCAATTCCCAGTTACGATTCCGAATTAATGGCTGCATCCCGCACGGTCTTACGGGCCGGCACTGTCGCACTTGCTATCCACATCCAGGAATCCGCCTCCGACTTGTCAGCCGGGGATGTGCGCACCCGGCTTTCCGACGCGATTGCCGATGCGCACCGGGGCACCGGGCAGTGGGCCTACTACGTGGATCACTTCGGCGACGGCGAATCCGGCGATGTGATCTACTCCTGCGACTCGGACATTATGCGGGCGCCGTACTCCATCTCAGGAGGCGACACAACAGCAGCCAAATGCGTAGTGGACACCGACAACGCCGAGGATGTAGTGCCGCGGACGGTGTACGAGCCGGAAGCGGAAGAAGACGACCACTATGCCGCGATGGAGGAGGCATTCAAGCGGGACAAGATTTACAGCGGGCTCCCACTCTACGAACGGTTCATCGCCAAAAGCGAACGGGATAGCGCCGACAGCAGCGACTTCGCCGGCAAAGGCCGATCCTTCCCGATCTTGAAATCCGGTGATGTGATGGCGGCAGTGAGCTCGATGGGACGCGCCGGATCGGGCAACTACTCGACCGACACGCTCAAACGCAACATCATCCGCATCGCCAAGAAAAAGGGCTGGGGTAAGTATCTGCCGAAGTCCTGGCAGGATGGCGACGCCAAAGAGAGCGTTGGAACCACATACGATTACGAATTGGTCACCACTGGCGCACTGAAGCTCACCGAAGCCGCCGCCACGATTGAGCCCATCGTCCTGCGGGAAGCCCGCAGCGATTACGAAATCAAACTGATCGCGCCGGGCAAGGGCTCCTCGGCGGTCTATCCGGCGGAGGTACTGAAGCGCGACGGGCCGAAGGTGTTCCGGTCGGGCACGCATGTCTACCTCAACCATCCGACCGCAGCCGAAGAAGCCGCGCGGCCGGAGGGCGACGTTGCGAACCTCGCCGGGGTGCTCACCACGGACGCCGCTTACCACGAATCCCATGCCAAAGGCCCAGGCCTTTACGCCCGGATGAAAGTATTTGCCGATCACGCCGCGACCGTCGAGGAGAAGGCACCGCACGTCGGCATGTCAATCCGTGCAGCCGGGGTAGCCGAAGCCTCATCGAAGTCCGGCGAGTTGCCGGTGCTCAAGGAACTGACGCGCGCCGAATCGGTCGATGTAGTCACCAAGGCCGGAGCAGGCGGCATGATTTTAACCGAGGCGGCGCGAACCGCCGAATCCCAACATCAGGAGGCAAGCAGCATGGACGCTGCCGAACTTACGAAACTGCAGGAGGCGCAGCAGAAGCTGGCGGCGGACAATGCGCGGCTGCTCGAGCGTGCTCTCCGGGGGGATGCCCGCGAAGCAGCGGAGTCCATCCTCAAAACCACGAGTCTCGAAAAACTGGCATGGCCGCGAGTCATTGAGGCCGTAACCTCGCGCGCCATTCCTCAGAAGGACGTGCAACTGGACCTTGTGGTCTTCACCGAAGCCGTAAATGCCGCGGCCAAGGCCGAGGGCGCTTATGTCGCCGCGCTGACCGGCAGCGGCCGGGTGGTCGGCATGGGCGCGGCTCCTCCCCCGGAAGTCGATGCCAAAGAGGCGGAGCGCAAGCAGATCGACGCCAAGCAATTGCGGGAGTCGCGTATCCGCACCTGGATGGACCTCAAGATGTCGAAAGAAGCGGCCGAGAAGATTGTGGCGCGCGACGAGGAGGCGGCATGACGCGCGACGAATTGCTGCATGTCGCGGCCACGCTCGCCTCGGGCACCAATCACGATGCCAAGTCGGCGGTCGCCAAGGCACGCGAACTGATTCAGGCCGTGGATGACGAAGTGCGCAACAACAAGCCCGCGGAGCGCAGCGAGCAGCCGGTAGCGCTGCGCGAGCCGGCAGTCACTTCCAAGCCTGAGGTGACCAGCGAGCCGGTGAGGACAAATACCAAGGAGGGGCGCTAGATGCTCAACGAGATTCGCAATGACCGCCCGGCCGACGCGCGGTTTTATCCGTGCCCGAGCACGGTTTTATCGGGCGATCCGGTGCTCATCGGCAAGCTGCCGGCGGTGGCGCTGGACAGCTACAACAGCAATAGCGGCGGCACGGTGTTCCGCATGGCCGGCACCTTCGAGTTTACGGTGATCGCGGCCACGGTGGTCTCCCCGGTGACCGGCTCGGCGGCCAAGCCCGGCGACAACATTTACGCCACCGGCACCCTGGACTCGACCACCAACGTCACCACCGGATTGACGCTGAGCAAGGCCACGGGCGGCACGCTGTTCGGGACCTATGACGGGACCGGCATCACCTCGGGATCCACCGACACCGCGGCCCGCGTGAAATTGAGGGAGAGCGCAACAGCATGACAAACTCAAGATTTCAACCCGTGGCCGAATTTACCGGCACCCAGGACCTGCAGTCCCTCATGATGCGGGAGGGCTTCTTCCGCGCGCGGGCAGATGCCACCGCAAGCTATCAGCGCTCCGTCGATTCGGCGGCGCGGTTACTGGCCGATGTGACCTCCGGCCGGCAGGATCCGTTCCTGTTGCGCGAAGCCATGGCGCCGCAGCATGACTACGCGTTGATGGAGATCCAGCGGCTCTATCCCGGCGTCGTCAAAGTCCGCGAGACGATGAGCTATTCGGACTTCGG